GACCCTAGAAATGGTAAAGAAATATCTCCCGCAGAATTAACTGGATTCTTTAAACGATTAGCAAAAAATAAAAAGAAATTCTTAGAATTTTTAAAACAATATAGAGAATTTGTCGTAACGGATAATCGTTCTAAAATCAATATAGCTTTCCTAAAAGTAGCTAATAAATTGATTGCCAAAACGGTGATGAGAAAAGCGGATTTCAAATCAGCAACTCCTGTATTCACAACTGAATCTCTAATAATGGAAGGTGGAGCATACGGACATATGAATCACCCTTTTGATGTACAAATGAATCTTACATTTGGTGATTTAAAAAATATTGTTAAGAAAGCATTGAGTGGTAAGTTAGAATTAGCGAGAGAGAAAACAGATGGACAGGCATTGGCTATTAGTTGGGTGAACGGAAGATTAGTGGCAGCTAGAAACAAATCACATTTAAAGAGTAAAGGTAAAGATGCGATGGGAGTTCAGGATGTAATCAGTAAGTTTGCTGGTAGAGGTTCTGTATCCGATGCATTTAGTTTTGCAATTAAAGATTTGGAATCAGCGGTAAAAGGATTATCCGATAAAGATAAAAAAGATATATTCAAAGATGGTAAATGTTTTATGAATTGTGAAATCATTTATCCAGAGAATACAAACGTAGTTCCTTATGGTACATCATTATTAGTATTTCATGGTACAATGGAATATAATGAAGCAGGAGATGCAGTTGGAGAAAATCCCGCAGCAGGTGCTAAATTGGCGGCAATGGTTAAACAAATCAATGCACATGTTCAATCTAAGTTTACATTACAAGGGCCTCCGGTTCAAAAATTACCTGTTAATAAAGATTTAAAAGCTAAACAACCGGTTTACTTAGGAATGATTTCTAAGCTACAATCTGAATTTGGATTAAGTGATAAGAATGGTGTAGCGGATTACCATCAGGCTTGGTGGAGACAATTTGTAGATAAGAATGCATCTTCATTAGATGAGCAACAAAAAATAGGATTAGTTAAGAGATGGGCTTTTGGTGATAAGAGTTTCCGTTTAGCTGATATTAAAGATGCTAAATTAAAAGCATGGGCAGACCAAACCGATAAGAAAGACCAGGCTAAAATAACAAAGGATAATCTTCTTAAGTTTGAAGAGATATTTTTAGGAGTTGGGGCAGATGTACTTTCATTTATGACATCGGTTCTAACTGCAAATCCGGAAGCTGCTAAACAACAAATGGTTGGTAGATTAGAAACTGCTATATCATCGATTAGAGCAACCGGTGATGCTAAAAACTTAGCTAAATTAGAAATAGAATTGACTAGATTGAATGCTTTAGGTGGGTTCGATAAGATTGTTCCAAACGAAGGTATTGTATTTACATATAAAGGAGCAACCTATAAATTAACTGGAGCATTTGCACCATTAAATCAAATTTTAGGAATATTCACATTTAGTAGATAATGGAATTATATACATCTAAAATAACATTTGATTCTGATTTGTTATTAAAGGAAATAAAGAGTCAGTACGATACGAGTTCTATATCAGAGCATACACCAACGGTAGCAATGCATAATTTAGATAGAAATTATCAGTTACCTAAGTTGAAGCAATTTAATGAATTGGTATTGCCTATATTTGATGGGTTAGAAATTGATAACATATTCTTATTTTTTGCACATCCTTCTGGTAAATTAGATTGGCATAAGGATGGTGGGCATGAATATAGAAGATTTATATTTCCAATTGTTTCTAATGAAAATTGTATAAATTGGTTTAAGTTGGATGAAATTGAATATAGTACTAGATTTGAAGATGGTAAAATACATTGGTTTGATTCACAAAGAATAGAACATAATGTAATTAATACAGGAAATAGTATAAGGGTTGCTTACCTATTAGATATGAAATGGGATGTAGTTAATATGAAAAAGGTTTTGGAAAATAACTTTGATATACATAATCTATTTACCCAATCCTAATATTTATAGTATATTGTTCAATAAATGAAAAGAATCCTAACTGAGTGTATTATTGTATCTAAGGAAATAGATAATAAATTTATTCTAGCTAAGAATAGAGATAGAGCTTATAACCCTAAATTAGAGGTAGTTCATACTATTATAGATGGGGTAGAAGTTGCTTATTTACATGATATGATTACCGATTGGAGTGAAGGAATGAATGAGCATGGAATTGGAGTAGTTAATTCAGCATTATTAGTTGGGCATGATGAAGCAGAACATAAGATAATCAAAAAAGGTGGAAAGCCAGGACCTGATGGTGATAAGATGAGAAACATCATCAAACAGCCTACACTTAAAGATGCATTAAAAGCTGCATTAACATATAAAGGTAAGAGTGGGATGTCTTTAAAGGGGCATACATTCGTTTCATCTCCAAAACAATTGATTAGTATCGAAACTACATCTAAACACAAACCAGAGATTAAATTACAGAATACAGAAAGTCCTGTAGTTAGAACCAATCATGGATATATGTTTACAGATGCAGGATATACACATGGTAAAAAATACTTAAGTTCTAAAATGAGAAAGGTATCAGCTGAAAAATCGGTTGATAAGGTAGAAGATTGGAAAGAGATAGCTGCGGCAATGAGAAAAGAATTTTTCCCAAAGAACTCATCATTAAATATGAGAAGAGATACGGAGGAAATGTGGACTTCATCTCAAACCGTATTGAATTTAACGGATAGAATTATACAGATAAATTACTTTGATAGTAAAGTAGAGGAGTTTGCTGGAATCAGAACTGAATTACCAGAAGGATATACTCCTAAGATTAAGATTGAGATTGTAAAATTACCTTAATCTCATTTTCCGTAATATATATAGATATACAAAATAGGTTATATGGCTAAAGAATTTAAGAAGAATTTAATGCATAAAACCCGCCGCGAATTGGTGGATTTTGTGTTTAGAGGGGAAGACCCAAACAGAGCATTTGGATATGAGAAATCTAATCCTCATATTAAAAGAGAAGTTGGTGAAGTATGGGAAGATGATACATATAGATACGAACAAAAAGAAGGGTTTGTATTAAAAACAGGTAAAAACCACGAAGCGTTTCAATCAGCAAGAGAATTTTTAAGAGAGAAAGATAATTGTAAAAATCCTGAATGTACTAAACAAAAATACGGACCTAATGATAAGATATTAATCAAAGAGTCTGGATTCTGTATAGATTGTAATATAGAAATGGATACTGAAGCTGAAAAACTTAATATCCACGAAGATTATAAAAACTACAGATTATTTGGGAGAGCCATTGATATGGCTAAAGAAGCAAAGGCTCAAATTGAAGATGGTATCAAAGAATTGAAACCACATTATGAGCAGGTTTTAGAGGATGGGAAAATTGAGATATGGCATTTACCAAAACCAGTGGATGAAATGAAAGCGGAAATGGAAGAAGAAATTGCTAATATCGAAAAAGGATTATCAGAATTAGAGGAGGATATAGTTATATATGAGAGAAAAGTGAGAGAGGTAGATAATCCGATACTAAATAGATTATTTTAATGCAAGATAAACAATTATCTTTAAAGGATGTAATTAGGCAAGAGTATGTTAAATGTGCGGCAGACCCCGTATATTTCATGCGTAAGTATTGTAAGATTCAACATCCTACAAAAGGTAAATTGAGATTTGAGTTATTTCCATATCAGGAAAAAACTTTAATTCAATTTAAAGACCATCGATATAACTTAGTTCTTAAATCCCGACAAACGGGTATCTCCACATTAACTGCTGGTTATTCATTGTGGAAGATGATATTCAATCAAGATTATAACGTACTTGTTATCGCGATTAAGCAGGAGGTTGCTAAAAACTTAGTAACGAAGGTAAGAGTTATGTATGATAACTTACCAAGTTGGTTAAAGGTAGCAACACAGGAAGATAATAAACTATCACTCCGATTAGTAAATGGTTCACAAGTAAAGGCTATTCCATCTTCACCTGATGCAGGTCGTTCGGAAGCCTTATCACTATTGGTTGTCGATGAGGCGGCTTTCGTACCGGATATCAATGAGATTTGGGCATCAGCAACTCCGGCCCTATCAACGGGTGGTAGTTGTATAGCACTTTCTACACCGAATGGTGTGGGTAACTGGTTTCATAAACAATGGGTAGGTTCAGAGGAAGGAACAAATGAATTCAACCCAATCTATCTCCATTGGACAGTGCATCCTGAAAGAGACCAAAGATGGAGAGATGAACAAACAAAAGTATTGGGAGAAAAGTTAGCGGCACAGGAATGTGATTGTGACTTTATATCTTCAGGTGATACGGTAATCTCTCCTGAAATCCTAATGTGGTATAAGGAAACATTTGTTAAAGACCCGGTGGAAAAAGGTGGATGGGATGGGAACTATTGGAAATGGGAATATCCTGATTACAATAAATCCTATATGGTTGTAGCCGACGTTGCCAGAGGTGATGCATCGGATTATTCAGCTTTCCACGTTATGGATGTAGTTAATAATGTGCAGGTTGCGGAATACAGAGGTAAGATAGATACAAAGGAATTTGGTAACTTTTTAGTTTCAGTTGCAACGGATTACAATAATGCACTATTAGTTGTGGAGAACGCAAACATTGGATGGGCTGCATTACAACAGGTAATAGATAGGGGATATAACAATGTATATTATCAAACATCAGATTACAAATATATTGATGTAGAAAAACAATACACCAATAAATTTGCAGCAGAGGAAAGAAGACAAGTGGCAGGATTTACAACATCAGCTAAAACCCGTCCTCTTATGATATCTAAGTTAGATGAATATTTTAGAGAGAAATCGGTAGTCATACAATCTGTTAGAACAATAGATGAGTTATTTACCTTTATATGGTTCACAAACAGAGCGGAAGCTATGAGAGGATATAATGATGACTTAACAATGTGTTTGGCAATTGGGTTGTGGGTTAGGGATACTGCACTTCGTTTAAGACAAGAAAGAATGGATTTAGTTAAGCAAGGATTAAACGCTTTTTCATCAACTGGAGCAGATTCTGGAGTATATAATCATCAAACTTTTCAAAGAAATCCATATGAAATGGATTTAGGTATGGAAAAAGAAGATGTAAGATGGTTATTTTAATATTTATATTAAGTTTACTTATATAATAGTGTTTTTAGAGTAGATTTATTATATATATGTATATATGGTATAGTTTTACGGATTATAGAAAATAAATAAAAAAATGGCAGAACAAAACAATTCTTTTTTTGATAGATTACGAAAGGTATTTTCTACCGGAGTAGTTGTTAAAAAAGAAGGTAATAAGACTAGGGTTGTAGATACTGAAAACAGTCAGCAAGTAACAAACCTTAAATCTTTAAAGGATAGATTTTATAGATTGCAAACTGGGTACACTCAAGATGTATATCAGACACAATTATCATATCAGGTAATTCGTAGAGAGTTATTCTTAGATTATGATGCAATGGATAATGACCCAATTCTATCATCAGCATTAGATATCTATGCGGATGAATCTACAACGAAAAATGAATATGGGGATGTTCTTACTATAAAAACAGAAAACCAACAGGTTAAAGAGATATTGGAATCTTTGTTCTATGATACAATGAACATAGAATTTAATCTTTGGCCGTGGGTTAGAAACCTATGTAAATATGGTGATTGTTTTATTACATTAGAGATTGCTGAGGGAGAAGGTGTTATAAACGTACACCCTCAATCAGTTTACTATGTAACTAGAACAGAAGGATTAAACGACCCTCAAAGAATTAATAGAAAACAACAAGGTATCAAATTCACCGTTGACCCAGATAAGTTTGGTAAGCATGAATATGATAACTTTGAAATGGCTCACTTCCGTTTGTATTCGGATACTAACTACTTACCTTATGGTAAATCAATGTTGGAGAACGCAAGAAGATTGTGGAAACAAATTACATTGATGGAAGATGCGATGATGATACATCGTATTATGAGAGCACCTGAAAAAAGAATATTCAAAATTGATA